CGTAGGCAAGGCATCTGTCTCTACGCACATTGCGGATGCATCACTGTATGATAACTCACCGTCCACCGCAATGCTAGACCTGTCCAGCCCGAAGGCCCGTCTGACAGAGTCAGCATTGTAGCTTAAGTTGAGCATCACCAGCAGCTCTCTTATGTGAGTACTTGTCAATTGCTTGCTCAGGTAGTGCAAGAGAGGGTACTTGGTCAGCCCGAAAGCCGTCCCCTCCCGATAGGCACGTTGGCGCCAGCGTTTGGTAGAGTGCCTTTGCTGTCGCGCAGTTGTTGTGGTTCCCGCATACTTCTTGACCGGCAGCCCCAGCTTTAACCTGGCCCCACTTTCCATCCTTTCCAACTTTACCGATTTGCCGTAACTCGACGCCAGCATCGTGGCATTCATGCTCGACCTGTTGGCCAGCTCCATGGCATACAGCTCAACCTGGGACACATGGTTGTTGAGGTAGTCCCGCGTTGCCCCACCCGGCAGGAATGGGTGGTTGCTCTCAACTTCCCTGACCTCGTCGCAGTCCACTTCCACTGACCTGCTCAGCCACATCCCCCCGCGTGGATATGCGGGCTGCCCCTCGATGGCATGCTCTCCAGCTAGAAGCATCTCCACATCGCTCCTCGCCAGGCCACTCACCCTGGCAGCTGACCCCACCAGCAGCTTGAATGCGTGGACGTTTCCTGATCTGTTCATCAAGCTCCTGGCGGCCTGCACCATGCCTTGCAGCCCTTCGAGAGGGTCCAGGAGGTGGTCGGTATACCAGTTGCCTGCAGTGAATGAGGAGATGGTCCTGCTTACATACCCCACACCATTGCCACGGCCGTCAACCGCTATGCGGGTGAATTCGGCTGTGACATGCCCAACAGACTGCTTGAGCCTATTCATCTTGAGCCCTGCCGCGACGCACTTTCTCAGGAACGCGAATGCCTGGTCATAAGATGCCGCCCTCGCATAGACGTCATCCCCTGTGTGTAACATATCCAGGGACTCCACCGCAAGAGCGTCTACAGTGAGGAGGTACGCCCTGTTCAGGACACTATTGAAGAATGTCGTCCCCCTGTGCCCTGACATCAAGGTGCTGCGGGCGTCGCCTACATGTTCACCCTTGTACCAGACCTGTGTCATCTCAATGCTGTTGGACAGCCTCCCGGCAAGACCAGCATCATATCCAGTCAATCTCGCCGTCTCCTCCACGACGATCTGCATGGCCTTGTTTGTGTGCGCTGAGTTGAAATCTGCATAATCAAGCATGACATGTATCGGCCCATTTCCGTCCCTCTGCTGTATGCGCTCTATCACGCCATCATGGCCATCACGCCCCGGATCCAGCATCACCCTCCTGTTGCGCCACACTCTCTCGATGGGCTTCAAGAAGTGTTCCCAGCAAGCATAGTTGACTGTGTCACATGCATAGAGCATGCGCGTCTTGCCAGCCTCCAGTTTCTTACTGACTGACACATAGGTGTCTCCTTTCCAGAAGTGGAGGGGGTTGTGCTTAATCGACTCCATCGCGGCCCGACGATGCCACCTGGCAAGCATCTTACTGTCCACCGCGGCTGGGTCCCACTCGCCCCTCTGCTCGTAGGCATGCTGCCTAACTAACGCGTGGCTCCCATTGACACACCA